GTCTACATTTCCTACTAGCGTCTGGTCATAGATCAGAAACGGCCCTCGGAACATGCTTGAGTTGGTAGTAGTGTCAACGTATTGCTTGGTAGCCGCATCAGAGTCAGCCGAGGGAGTCAGCAGGTTCTTGATCTGGTAGTTGTCCGTCCCGTCTCCCATCTGAACATGGTCGGTTGCAGTTCCCATGTCGCTAATAGGCAGGGACGCAATACCGTTACTCAGGTTCGGGATCTCGGTGCCCAACAGAGGACCCGCAGTCAGGTCTCCCTCGCTGTCAACCCGCAAGACATAAGGAGCGGTTCCTGAGTAGACTCCGCTGTAAAAGTCGGTGCCTTTCAGTTCGCTAAAGGTGATCGAGTCCGCAGCAACAGCATCCCCGGTCACCGAGTCAGTAGCCAGTTTCGCAGCGGTCACCGCATCGTCGGCAATCCTAGAAGTTGTCACGGCTGAGTCCTGAATGTGGTTTGCCGTTACAGCGCGACTAACCGAAGAGAACGCGTTGTCCGCAAGTTTTGCTGCGGTTACTGAGTCATCAGCAAGACCGTCAGTTGTCACGGAGCCATCGCTTACTCCACCAAGCCTAGCAGACCCAAAGTTGACCACAGAGAAAGTAATACCTACGTCACCAGGTCCCGGCGTAGGAGAGAAGACGATTTGAGCGTCGCCGCCATCGTCTGTGCCCGCAATCGAGTAGTCCGTACCGGGAACTTGGAGGGCTCCTCCCATAGACACCACCAGCATCGCGGCGTTGATGTAAGTCTGCGAGCCTAGACCCGTCAGAGTGTAGGTAGCCTCGCCGTCCGCAAGAGTACCTGTGAACGTCTTAGGGTTCCCCACAACACCGTACAGCGCAAGACTATCAACATAGCTCCGCGTAACAGCCGAGGACCCATCCGTGTCGGCCAGCACGTTCTTGATGACCTTCGCGCTTCCAGAGACGGCAGCATCCCATTTGCCGTCCGTGTCCCCGTAAGACAGGTAGGAAGCGTCAGGCAGAATCTCATCGTCCTTGTCCCGCTCAAATGCCTCTTGGGCAATGTACAGGAGTTGACGCTGGGCCGCGTCCAAGTCACTTTCGGTCAGAACCGCGCCGTCCGCAAAGTCCACTAACTGAGTCGCTAGAGTCCTGGGGGTAGTGCGCCTGAGTGTTACGGTAGTCCCGGTGGGCTCTGTATCGAAAACTACGTCGCTTCCTACCACGGACCAGCCCGAACTCTGTAAAGCCGCGTCGATGTACACCGTAATGTGAGTTTCCTTCAGGTAGTTGAAAGTTACCGAGTAGGTAGTACCGCTGATTGCGTACTGGGAATAGGAGTTAGCCATAGTGTCTCTCTACTAGAGGGGGAATAGCGAGGCGCGGATAGCCTCTGGGGATGTGCCGCGATGTTGGGCGCGTTGAATGATTGCTCGGTTCTGGCGAGCCGTGCGTACTTCAGGGAACTCTTGCATCATCTCGGTTTCAGCCTTGTTGCGGAACTTACGGATGACTTTGTTGATCTCGCTAACTCGCGGTGAACCTTCGTCACCAAAGGACTCCGGCGACATCCGCTGGTAGTTCCGCGAGTTGATTAGGCGGGTCAGGGTCTGCTTCAGACTGCGACCTTTGATGCGGACTTCGCCGTGAAGCTCCATCCAACGGTCATACGCGGTTTGACCCGAAGAGTCCGCTAGAGCCTTCAGGTCTAAGTTGTACCGCGTGGGACTCGGGGGTCCGAAGGCGTGACCAAGGTTCTTGACCTCAAGGTTGATGGGGTCACTGGTCGTGGTCGAGTGCATGATCGGCAGGAACCAATCGGTCGCCCTACCGCCCCACGCTTGGTGCTTCTCAATCGCCTCGCCCATGAAGTTACGGACGGGCATCAGGCTGTCGCTCAAGCCAGGGATCTGCGACTTGATCTGATCCATGACCCCGTGGATCTCGCGGAAACTCTGGTCATCTCCAAGGGTCGATGTGAAAGACCGCGTGAAGCCCGACAGAGGCACAATGGAACCGCCAGCCTTGCGGAGCATCTTTCCGGCGTATCGTTCGGGGTCCTGCATGAGACCCGTTAGATCCATAAGGCCCGTCAAATAGGTCTTTGAGCCTAGGTTTCGCGCCAACGCCACGCCAACTTCAAGGCCCAGGTTCTCGCTGGTGTTCTGAAGTTCCTCGGGGGCGTACTGGTTTACTTCAACCATGTCGCCTACAACGCCAAGGATTGTGGCAAACGGGTCAAACCGGCGGTAACTAAAGTACTCGTCGCCAATCTTGATCGAGTAGGGTTGCCAACCAGCTTGCTCCCACAGTTTGCGCTGCTGGATATCCTTAGGTCCACCGCCAGTGATGCCCCCTTCGGCTGCTAAGGCAGTAGCTGTAATCGTGAACCCAAGACCCGCAACGAAACGCCCGTGAGCTTCTGCGGCTCGCTTTGGGTCACCGGAGGCTAGGTCGGCAATAAAGCGCGAGCGATTGCCCAGTTTATCTGACAGGTCCTTGATCGTCTTGTCAGCAGGTACGCCCCGCAGTTTACCAGCAAGGATTCGGGCTCCGTTGAGTGCTGGGTCTACCGTGCGCTCGCCCGTCCAACTCAGCAGGTTGACCGGGGTTCGGACGAAGGTGATAAAGGGCCGCATGACCGGATGATTGTTTACCAGTTTCTGCGTAGAGCGGCCCAGTTCTCGGAACCCAGCCTCACCTTTTTTCAACTCGCGGGTCTGTGTGACATCTCGGGAAATCTCCAGTGCCCTTGCAGCCAACGCGCTGCGACCTTGGACCTCGCGGTCCTTGAGAGCATTTGTGACAAACTCGTCTTTTGCGGAACCGCTAAGTCCCCGCTGCTTGGCAGCAGCCCTAAGGTTCGGAAGAGTCAAAGCGAGGTCATCAACCAGCATCCCGTCCATCTGGCTCTCAATCCACTTAGCCAACTCCGGGCCACTCTTGTTTTGTTTGCGGCCCTGCTTGGCTAGGTCAGCCATGACAACGGCGCGGTAGTTCAGAGTCTTGACCGCAGAGTCTGTAGCCGACAAAGCGCGTCCCGACAGCCTAACAATAGTCCCTAGCCAGTTTGTGGCCGTTCCGGCAGCAGACTCGTCGGTGAACCCTACGTTAGCCGCCGTGATGGCGCGTTGCTGCTGCCCCGGAAGGTCCATTGTTCCTGACCCAGCCGAAGCGTCGAGTAGTAGACGGTCTTCGACCCAAGACTTCTTAGCGACACGGGCAGCATCTCCCCAGCCAAAGAACAACTTAGCAAACTCTGACGTAACGTAAGAGAACTCTGACATAAAGTCGGAAGCTGCCTCTGAGTCGCCCCTGAGTGAAGCACCCATGGCCCCCTCAAGAGGACGGTAGAACGAAGTCAGCACGGGTCCAACGAAGTTAGTCATAAGGGTGACCGGAGAACTCAGGATTGCTGAGATGAACCCTTCGTTATACATAGCCAACCACTTGTTGTGCTGGAACTTCTTTAGGGCCTTCATGCCGCCGCCTACGCCGCCAGCTTGGATAGCTTCGGAAAGACCGCGAGCCTTGCCTACCAGTTTCTCCCGGCCACCGAGAGCTTCTATGGTTGACTCTAGGGCCGACTTCTGCTGGGCCGACAGGTTGTCAATAAAGTTCTTCTCGGTATCCGATGGACCTTTACCGGAACCTTTGCCGGGGCCTTTACCGGGACCTTTATCGGGACCAGCACCTTCGCCTTTGCCGGGACCTTTGCCGGGACCAGCACCTTCGCCTTTGCCGGGACCAGCACCTTCGCCCATACCGGGACCAGCGCCTTCGCCCATACCGGGACCAGCGCCTTCGCCCATACCGGGACCAGCACCTTCGCCTTTGCCGGGACCAGCACCTTCGCCCATACCGGGACCAGCGCCTTCGCCCATACCGGAACGGCGTGTGGGCTGCGCTTGTCCTGGGTCAATCTCGCCAAGATACTTGCGGAGTCTTAGAGACTGACTCTGCGCTGCCCCAAGACCCTTGACGGCACCAAAGACCGCCTGAGTGTCCTCTATTGCTAGGGCAAGTCGCACTAGGTTCTCGGAAGTGTCGGCCTCCTCGAAGGCTTTGAGAGCCGGAAGCAAGTGAGCCTCATTGAGACTCTTGAGCTTGAAATGCCACTTGAAGGCTTCTCGGGCTACATCATCCTGTGAACGAGTAGTACGTCGGATCTGCTTGAGGAGGTCTTCCACAGACTCCCCGCTGTACTCAGAGAGACCTTCGAGTGCCTCGTTGGCCGCTTCTATATCAGACCTGCGGCCAATGTGTGGAGCGATCTCTTCCTCAAAGACATCATCTAGGGTTCTGAGTATAGGAGCTACGTCTGCGCCCATGCCCCGGAGGTTGTAGTGGGGGAAGTCCGAAACTGCGAACTTACCGTCTTCCCACTTCTGCCGCTGAACTTTGATCTCTTCGGTGGACTGGATGACCTTGGGGGTAGGGGTGGGAACCTCCGCGTCATCCATCATTGCTTGTCCCGGCCTTAGGTCTTGCGCTGTAGGGTCTGGGGCTTTCCTCCCAAACTTACGGGCCTGAAGTTCAGCAGGACTGAGTCCTTGGTTAGTCCCCAAACCCCCAAGATCCGTGGTATTCCCCGGCTTTGCCTCAGGTCTAGCTAGGAAGATAGCCTCAACTTCGGCGGGTGTCCGTCCTTTGGTGTCAATGCCTAAAGCAATAGTGTGCAACCGATCTAACTCTTCCTGAGCAGACTTCTGGAGCTTAGGGTCAAGACCTGATAGGGACTCTCGGATCTTTGTGATAAAGCCTTGCCACGCCTCTTGGACAGCCTTGAGTAGACCCATAGCCTCTGCGCGACCCTCTCCCCGTTTGATGAGGAAGGTTGCAAAGGATTGAGCAGCAAACTCCGAGGGGCTATTAGCAATATGCTTGAGTTGATTAGGGCCAGTAATACCCATCTCATCTCTGACAAACTTCTTAACAGCCTCTACGCCTCCTTCATCAACCAAGCGTCTATAGACATCCCTGATCGCATTGGAGGAATCCTCTATGTGCCCTAACTCATGAGCGAAGGTGTGGAGAGCCGTAAGCCCCTTGGACTCATGGATATCCTTTGCGATAGTGACCACATTGGCGATGTCGGAAGAAAAGAGATTGTCATGGTCAATCTCGAAGGTGTGGGAGCCCAGGATATCCCCAGACACCCCAAATACCTCCTTCTTGCCTACTACATTCACCTGAAGCTTGTCCGCAAAGCGGAAGTCAGATCCTCGCGTTGCTAGGTCTAGGATCTGAACCTGACCGGGAGTAATGAGTCCCGCGTCGTAGATCTCACGGATTCCATCCACGAACTTCTGGGCTCCCGGAGTGTCCGGTAGGTCCGGGAACGTCCGAGCTAGAATGTCATCAAAGGGTAGGTCATCGGGAGATACATCGAAAGGCCCTACGTCCCCCGCCTCCCCATCTACTAGGGCCTTAGGCTCCTCTAAGTCAGCCGACAGTTTTACCTCAGCCTCGGCATCCACAGCCTTATTGTAGTCAACGGCTGCTTCTTCCTTGGTAGACCCTTTAGTCATGGCATCGTCAAATGCCTTGCGCCCCTTGAAGATGGCTCGGACACCCAGCAGCAGCGAGTCAAACACTACGCCAGCACCCAGCCCCTCAACTGCTGCCTTGAGCCGCCCGACAACCTCAGGGTCATCAGGGTCAGACTTCAGGAACTCAGTGATCGGGTCGCTCAGACCGCCGTACTGCTGGAGCATGTCCGACAGTCGGGCCTCATGGCCCTGCATGACGGCAAAGTCAGCAACGAAACCAGCGGTAGCCTCTTGACCACGGCGAGCAAGCCAACCCTTGGCTCCCTTACCTTTAGCCGCCTTTTCGAGACCGCCAGCCAACTTGACCGCTTTTCCAGATTTACCTGCGGTTCCTGCAATCTTGGCTCCGCGACCTACCCAGCCAGCTACCGGAATAAACGCGGTGCCGAACTCGGTGATGCCTTCAAGCAGACCGCCAACGACAGTCTCCGAAGTGCCAAGCCCAAGGTTCTCGGGGACATCGTAGTCCATGCCGAACACGTTGCCTAACTCTGCGATCCCCTCGACAGCACCAGCTACACCGCGAAACGGGGCGGCTACAACGTCTTTAGCGAAATCAAAGAACCCAAAGTCATCCTCGCGTTCATCGAGAGGCTTTAGGTGGTCTGGGGCCGTGTCGTATAGTGGGTCAGACCACGGGTCGTATGGGGGCATTACTGTTTACCTTTGGAGGTGTGGTGGAGAGCATGCTGCTGCTTGGACACAATGGTAGCCATTAGCAGCGTTTTGCCTGACTCAAGTGTGTAGGTCTGTGGGAGCCCAAGGTTCTTTACAATCTGGCCCCATCCGGTATTCGCAAGGTCTTCATCTGTGGGGACATCGCCTTTTGCTTCGATTAGCTCTAGGATTTCTGTGTCCAGACCCGCGTGTTCGCCAGATTTGAACCAGATGGGGATAACGGCTGTGTTACCTGCTACGCCGATATTGATAGGCTCTTTGGCATTCCGCAGGTCTTCTGAGGGGACTCCTTGTAGACCGTACAGAGTGTTCAGCAGCTTCTTGGCTTCATCGCGGTCTACTGTAGTCCCGTCGATAGTGATGGATTCTGGAGATACGTTTGTAATCGCAGGAGTAGGACCGTCTCCCCGCCATCGCGTTACCGGAGAATACTTATTGTTTCCAACATGATAAAACTCGCCTGTTTTTTCTCGGCTCATACCCACAGATTCCAGAGCTTCATCTCGGGTAGACACGCGGCGGTCAATAAACGCATCCAGGAGCGAAATAGTGCTTGCTGTAAATCTTTCAAAGTCTGCGGACTGTCTTCCGGCAGGGCTGCTCAGAGGGTTCTTGAGCCTCTCTTTGCTGTCATCAAACAGGTCGCCTAAGTCAAGCCTTCCAGCCTGCACTCCAGCAAACGGGAGACTCCCAGTCTCTACGTCAACCTCGGGGAACTTAGGGCGAGACTGTTTAGTGGAGGTTTGAGCCCCATACTGAAGTTCCAAAGCGCGTGTCGCCTCGTTAGCGGCATCGGCTACTTTAGTTTTCATGGCTTCAAATAAACTACCGGCGTTATTTCTCAAGTGTAGATCCACAGCCGCCCTAATCTGCTCGGGGTTAGTAATCCCTTCAGCGATCTTCTCAAGCCTTACTAAGTCGGCTTCATCGCGAAGCTCCGTTTCAAACTGAGCTGTCAGATCAAGCTGTATAGTCGGGCTACCCTGGACAACCTCGGGGAAACTAGAACTGAAGGCTCTGTTCAAGTTCCCTACGGTGACGGAGAGTTTGCTAAAGATAGAATCAAGTTGGATGTCCGTCCGCTTTGCAGCCAACCCTAACCCATTAGCTTCGGCTCGAAAGTTCTCCAGAGCCTCCCCGCCCTCGCTGTATCGGGCAACGACAGCAGATTGAGCGTCTGCGTCATCTCCTGCTGCGGCCATCTCTTGGGTAAACGCTGTTGTAAAGCGGTCAGTCAACGGCCCTGCGACCTGTTGATCTTCTTCGGACAGCGCGCCCTTGGAGAACCCAAAGAGACTCTTGGCCACATCTTGAACTACCTCACCCACGCGAATACGCACTAAGGCATCAGAAGTACTAGAGTTTTTGCTGCTGGTCTCCTCCAACCTCCTCAACAGAGGTACGGCATCATCCCATCCAACATCACCGCTATTGACTGCCGCAATAACATCGTCTTGAGATGCCGCGCCCGTCCATACCGCAATACGAAGTTCCTTCAGTTGCTGTGGGTCAGACTCATCAACGCGCTTCATAATGAACTCTTCGCCCGCCAGCAGTTCACTCTGGATCTGCTCCTCGGTAAGCCCCATTGACAGTAGACGCGGCTTTAGTACCGTGTCGCGCCACTCAATAACCTGATCTTCAGTTGCCTCGGGGTTTTCTATTTTGAACTTAGAAGCTAGGTCGGTTACCAGTTCAGTCACATCGCCCTTGCTTTCAAAATCTTGCTCCCGAACCAACTTGCGGACATCGGAATACGCAGCCGCCAGTTTTTCTGCGTCCTTGGTTCCAGGGCGAAACAAGCCCTTCCCGCCATCTCCAAACTCATCGTCTAGCCGATCTAGAAGCTCCAAAGCACGTTCTTCGCCGTGAATAGGGTCTTCTTTGACCATTTCCATCGAGGCACGGATAAACGCATCTTGCTTCAGGCTGCGTATTTCAGACACGCTCCAACCACTCATAGCTCCCGCCTCTAACTCTACACCTTCCCAAACTTGGGCCTCATCTTCCTTAGTGAGACCAGAGCCAACAAGGACAGCCGCCTCGTAAGCCGCTTGGCTGTAGTTAGAGCCCTCACTGTCACGCAGGGCTTTCCTACGGGACTCATGGGCTTCGCCGTCAATCTTTTCGAGAAGAGGCCCTAGGATGGACTCTGCGCCTTGGCGAGCGTAGTGCCCCTCAAACTTGTCGCGCCACCTAGTACCCAACTCCGAAACCATCTGCTGGATATCTGGGGTCTTAGTGGGGTCCAGCATCTCGCCCTTCATGGCCTCGTAATCAGCCACGATGTCGGGGACCATCTCTTTGGCAATCCGGCGGTTAGCATGGAACTGTACAGCAAGTTGGTAAACAGGACGATGACCTCGCGGACCCAGTTGCTTCCACTCTTCCTTGTCCCATGTGGACATGTTCTTTAGCTGCGCATCGCTCAAATCTTGAGCCGTGAGTTGCGCTGCTTCTTCGTCGTGTTCCCTCGCGCCTTTTTCCTGCCACGCCGCAAAGTCCCTGATTGTCGGACTGAGAGCCGCAAGTGCCTGAGCCGCCTCTAGGGCGGGGTTCGTCACCATTTCTTCCGTCTTTGGTGCGTTAGTCCGATAGTAGGTGTCTACAGGTTGGGCAGCGGGTGTAACCTGGATGCCGGGAAGGTCCAGCCGTACGTCTTGTCTAGCCACTAGGTCCAACTCCAGTCAGTCTTGCCAGTGTTAGCGTTTTGCACCCCAAACGTCTGGATGCCCTGCATCATACCTTGGCCGAAAGCCATCGGAATCATCAACGGGTTTGGCATAGCTACGGGTTCAGGTATTGTGGACAGGATGCGGCCCTGCTGTTGGGAGCGAACTGCTTCCATTTGATCCATCATGGCCGACTCACGGAACTGCTGCGAGCGCATCTGTCCGTAACTGTATTCTGCTTCTGACCGCTCAAAGTCGCGCAGCAGGGCATCAACAGAGTTACCAGCGACCCCGCCTTCACCTGCCGCTGCTCGGCCTGACCCCATAGCCTGACGGGCCTGACGCGAGGCTTTCATAATGTCCATAGCGCGGGCCTCTCTCTCTTGGGACATGCGTTGCTGCATCCCCTTGTACTGACTAAACGCAGCATCGTTAGCGATCTTGGTGTTCTGCGCGTGGATCTTGTTTTGGTACTCAGCGGTCGCTTCGGCTTGCTCCTTTTGACCGATGTACTGAAGACCTGCTTGAGCCACCGACATGGCGACCATTGCGGCTACGTTGCACATATTAGGGCGAACTCCAGAAAGGGTGGTTGGCGGCGAATGATTGAAACGCCCAGCCAGCGGAGCCACTTGATGTGAAGCTCGTTGTTGGCGTGGACAAAGTTGGTGAGTAAGTCGTATCCCTCAGAGACCTCCCCAAGCCACTTGCGGGACTCGCGGAGGAACTGAAACTTGATGCTCTCGATGTCAGGGGTGCCCATCATCCACAGGGCTCCTACAGAGAGCCCCGGTAAGGCTATAGGAGAGACTCCAAAGATAGCGATGGGTTTCCCATCCAGCGTGACGGTGAACGCCTTAGAGGAGGACAGGAGGCAGTCAGTGAGTCCGTCACGCGCATTCGTGCCCGCCGCCTTGATCTCCAAAAGGTCAGCAGGACGCAGACGGTCCTCCAAAGATATAACATCCTGGTAGCAAGAGCGCCGGACTTCGGCTAACCCATGCGAGTGCTGCGGCGGTCGTAACTTGCTTCCCATTCGGTACTCAAAAGTCGGGTGGGTAAGGGGGTGTCGTTTGTCACTTCAATCGCTACCTCGTCATGGCGAGCCATCACGGGGAACTTGAAGAGACCTGAGGCGAGCGCGGGTTCCCCGATGGTTAGAATCCCAGCACCGATGATCTGAGCCGTAAACGGGTACTCAAAAGCAGTCTGGTTGTTGGGCGTAACAGTGATCTTGAAGTAGCCTGTGTCCTCGTACAGCAACGTCCCCCGGCGAACTTGGAAGCGGCCTGACAGGACGGGAGCCATACCCCCGCGCTGAGAGGCAACTTGGAGGGTGGGCTCAGAGAAGACGTACTTGAACGTGTACTGCTCGCCAATCCACAGCGGGGTGGCAGTCTGGTCACCAGCGATGACCAAGGTGTCGGTGCCTGTAGACAGGACCTTGTGGTTGATCCCGGCCCGATAAGCGGCAGTCACGAAGTCAATACTGTCGCCCGCTGTGCCGGTAACTGTGTCAAAAGTAGGAGAGGGTGCCGCTTTGCCTTCAGGCCATTCGGCCCGGATAACAAGCGTCGAAGACCCCGGCTGGAAAAACACATCACTCACCGTATAGGGTTCCAAAGCCGAAGCGCTGAAGTTACCTCCTCCCGGCCAACTGGCAATGTCTAAGGCGATATCATCCCCGACATAGATTGACGAAGGCTCTTCAGTCAGGACCCCACCATAGACTCTAATCTCGACGCTAGGTCCGGTCGTAAACCAGAGAGCATTTGGAGGAGTCGCATAGTACACCGCAGTCACGGTCTCACCATTTAGGTTTACGGCTTCAGCCCCAGCCAAACTAGTTTGCCGAGAGACAACTTGAGTGGTCCGGCTAGCCGCTAAGTTGTACGGCAGGTTCAACGTAGTCTGGTCGGTGCCTGAGTCATAAGTCCGCGAGTCACAGTCAGTCTCTTTGATCCGGCGGTCTAGGTGGATCTTGAAGGTACTGTCTGTGTCCTTCTGCCCCGGCTCAAACGAAAGTTTCTCTAGGAAGACTCCCTCGGCTCGCTGGATCAGCATGTAGAGCGTGGAGTCAATGAAGTCCACGTTCTTGATCTCAGCGTCAGGGCCAAGGGTAAAAGTGAACCAGCTCGACTGGACCCTCTGGCCGCCGTTGTTGAAGTATTTGTAGACCCACAGGGTTTGGGTCGAGCCAGTTGCAAGGACCACCAGGACATCCTCCTTGGTGGAAGCCGCCATCTTAGTGATTCCCCCGGTGATGTAGGTGGGGATCGGAGCCGTGACCTCTAGGGCCTCAAAGCTCAGGCGTTGACTAGAGACATCGCGGTACTCGCGGACACCCGCGTAAGACCCACGGTCCGTAGCAAAGAAGATCGCGTCACCCGTAGCTACGGGCTCGGCGTTGCGGCTGTTCTCAAACTCCGATGACGGAGTGATATTGACAGTTCTTGGGGAGAGCATGCCCTCGGACCTCAGGACAAACTGGGTCTGATCGCTAAACAGCACCAGCACTTCCACAAAGGGGACCGCATGGCGCAAGACAGCGACCTTCGTGTGGGCTGCGGTAACGTCGATGACCGCAGAGTCCAGCAGTTGAGTCACGGTGGTCCTGAAGAAACTGAAGAAGACAGCAGCCTCACTCATCAGGATATGCTCGCCAGACAGCAGCCCCAGACGGTTCTTGAAGAAGAACACATCGTTGATGGTTCCCCCTACGAAACTGGGGTCAGGATTGGTGTCGGCATCGCCCGCCTCGCGTTCGCCCCACTCGGGGACGGTGTATTCGTCGGAGCCCAGTGTGTAAGTGTGCCCGTCAGCGGGAGTGAACCGGAAATCACCGTCAGCTTGCCGAAGCAGCAAGTGTGGCATGGTCGCTGAGTCCAACTTGTAAGTGATGCCGGGGGCGACCGTCTCTTCCCAAGTGCCTTCTTCAAAGGGCAGCGCGTTTGTGGTGACAAACTTGACGTAGTAATCGTCCGCTCCCGACTCAGGGTCACCTGCGATCTTTGTGGTGAACCCGTTGGGGGCCACTAGCGGCAAGTCGGTGAAAGTCTGGGCCGTGTCCTTGACCAGTGTAGCGTTACCGTTGCCAACTGAGTCCTCAAGGTTGATAATGAAGTCCTCGGTTACCGTAGTCCGCTTGATAGCAATGGTGGAGCCGGAGATAGACAAGTCCCAACCGTTGGTCGCGTCCGCTAGGTAACTGCCAGAGCCGCTGCGGCTGATCGTACAGCCTGCGGCAGTACCCACAGTCAGCGCGGTGTAGATGTCCGAGGCAATCTTGGTAGTCTGGATGTCCCCCGCGTCAGTCTCGGAGGTTTCCTTGGTAACCTGGATGTTATCTGCCCCGTACTTGACGTTGACCGTGTACTGGGTCTTATAGTTACCTAAGACCAGCGTGACCAACGCTTGGTGGCCGGGGTCCGTAGTAGTGTCCGCAGCCAGCGCAATCGTCTTTGTCTTATTGACGATAAAGGTGTAGTCGTTGACCGTAAGAACCTTCAGGTCTTCCACGGGGTTCGAGCAGTCTAAATAAGCAAAATCATCTATGGTAGCGGGGTTGCCCCCGTTATCCCGCACCATCTTCAGCGTACCGTCAATGTCGTAGACCCTGAGAGCGTTGCCCAGAAGGGCACTCTGGTCACCCAAGGCTACAACGTAACGCTCAGTCGTGTCCCGGTTGACCGTGTGGATCAGCAGGTCACCAGAGGTATCATCGGATACCTTGGCAATATGCTCAGTCGGAGGACGCTTCGCCAACCCCTCGACAACCGTGGACATCGCGTTGTCCTGCTCCTCGGCTTGGCCGGGGTAGCGCATAGACGCTGGTTGCTGACTAACGCCACCAATCAAGTTGGGGACGGGAGTGCTGACTAGGGCCATTAGAGCGTGTTGATACTAGAGTTATTCAGGGCTGTCGGACGGTTGATAACGCGGAAGACATCGGAGTTCTGGAAGATCGAGTGGTCAGCGGTGTCGCCTTCGTGATCCTTCAGGTCCATAAGAGCCTTCACTTCGTCTTGCATGTTGTAAGCGTGGTGGTTTGCAGAGCCCACCATACGGTCTTGGAAGATGCGAGCAGAGCGGATCATCAGGTAACGGCGAGCCGCCTCTGGGATCTCTTCGTATTCTAGGAAGTACACCACATCACAGGTCAGGGTGTCCGTGATCGTATAGGTGTGACTCTTCCGGTCGTAGAGTTTGGTCCCCCGCTGGACTACATCATAGTCCGTGTCGTAGCCGGGGGTGTTGTCAATGCGAGCTACATTACCACTCAGCACAATCTCGTTGCTGGTGTTCGGAGCAAACTCGACCTTACTTTCAGAGTTGAAAGCCCAGCCGAAGCTCAAGGTGTCTCGCAGGACTTCATCAAGGATATTCTGAGCGACCACAGCGTCCGCGTTCATTGCGCCGGACAGGCTGCTAATGGGGCTAGACCCCACCGCCGAAAGCATCGTGTTGACTGCTTCTAGTTTCGTGGTGTGGGTAATAGCCATAAGAGGGGTCTTTCAGTTGGAAAAGGTGGGGCGACCCTGAGAAAACTCAAGGTCACCCCTGGGGTGTCGGAGAGGAGGAATCCGACTAGAACATTAGGTGGTGATGGCTACAGCCGATTCAGGCCGCAGAATGCCGTGACCACACATGTACTTGGCGACCATGAGGGTAGCCAATCGCTCAAGCTGGTACTCGCTTTCGACCGAGAGGTCGGCGAGCTTTACGGTGCCAACAGCCGACTTGTGGAAAGCCAGTTGGTGAACGCCCGTCCAGTCCGTGTCGAGGTAGTCCGTATTAGCACCGAACATGTCGTTGTTGATGCCCGTAACAGGGGCGGCGGCAATGGAAGCAGACGTAGGCATGTTGTTGGTCTTCAGGATCGTCAAACCTGCGATCTTGTAGACACGGCCTTCGGCAAAGTCACCAGAGCCATCGCTGTAGTCCTTATCCAGAACAGTTTGGTCCTGAGTCAAGGCGTAGTAAGCGGCGGGCTTCATAAGAAGGAAACGGTCTTCCGCAGGGCAATCGTTCTCGTCCAGAGCCTGAGCAGCCTCAAACGCCTTGTCGATGATGACAGACGCACTGTCGGCACTTCCTTGGGTGAGGACCGTACCTCCCGGCTTGCCGACATCGCCAGTCGCCGTCGAGGCCGCACCGTAGATCGCACCGATAATGTTGATGTCCATCTGCTTCGCCAGAGCGCGGCCAATCATGGTCGCGTAAGACGAGCGGACATCGTAGTGGTTCATCAGTTCGTCAGCGTCCGCAATCATCACGTTGGATGTCAAGAACTGGTCAACGTTGATGATCTTCTCGTTGTGCTTGATCTGGCTGAGGTAGTCATCACCTTCCACCAGACTGTCGCCGGGGGCGGCGTACTTGGCGGTTGCAGTACCGAGAACAGGGAACTGAGCCGACTTGCCGGACTGGATGGTGCGAACCATCTGCTTGTCCATCAGCAAGTTAGACTCTTGGAATGTAGTAAGAACCTCGCCGCCGAAGACTTTGAGGAAAAGGTCGTAATCAGGCGCAGTTGCGTCTTTTTGACCGAGGCGTGAAATGTCAGCCATTTTGGTGACTCCTTAGATAAGGGGGTAGAAAAAACTTGGAGGGTGTCATGGGGTTACAACACGCCACCTGAGTAATCCGTACCCTGGAGCGGCCAGTTATCCGATCAAAGTCGGGCTGGGTCAGACAGTAGGTTCTGCGGGTGTCGTTGCTTGTTTCTTTTTGCGGCGTAGCCCCGCAAGGAGGCCCGCCACTAGCGCGGCAGCACCGCCGCCGAGCATGGGGTTGGCGGTGAAGCCTGTGACTACGGTGCCGACAGCTTCACCAGTCGGAGTTGCCGAGTCAGCGATGATGTCGCCAACGGTGGTCTCCGTGACCGTGCCGTCAGGATTGTCGAGAAACACTTCCTTTTCCAAGACGGCGCATCCGGTCATCAGAGTGAAGACCGCAACAAGGGCAAGACGCTTCATTACACGCCCTCCTTGGGAGCTTCAGCCATCTTGACCTTAGCTCGCATGACAATGTATGCGCCGACAATGATGGCGAGTGCGACAGCACCAGCAGACTGAACTCGCCAGTCGCTGCTACCCGCAATCAGGTCGCTCATCATGTAAGTGGTGATGGAAGTGAACCAGCCTTCGCTGGTGCTGAACAGGGAACCGGGAGAGACTTCAGGCATAACTAGATCCTCAGATTACGTTGGAGACACCCATACGGGCGTGGACTTTGGCGCGGAACGCAGGGTCTTCCTTGTACTCCTTGGTTGCCATGTCACGGGTGACCTGACTCAAGGACTCATAAGGAGCCATTCCTGTTACGCCTTCGGGCTTTGACTGAAGGAGGTTGGGCGTTTTAGGTGCCCCGCTGGCCGCAAACTGGGACGCAAGACCACGAACGGCTAGTTCGGCCTGATGAGCCGTGCCGTTGACGCTATCGTTGAACGCCTCGATAGCCTCTGGTGACAGAGTATTTGAGGCCCAGTTGACCATCTGTGCGTACTGGGATTCACCACCTACGGTATCGTAGATGTTTGCAAGATGCTGTTCTTCCTGCGATGCGGCGTACTGCTGGGCCATAGCCGACTTAGCGAGGTAGTCCTCAACCAGAGCGGCAGGGAACATCTTCTCCAGAGCCTCACGCGAGGCATCGGTCAGTTCTCCGGTAGACGCAAACTCGTCAATGTACGGCTGGATTGTACCCATGTCCGCTGCATCCACAGGTGCCGCAGGTTCTTCTGGTTGAGAACCCTTGGACATCTTTTGTTCTAGCTCGCTATAAGCCTGGGCAAGCTTCTCAACATCGCCATCAAACTTATCAGCGAGCAGGTCGCCGTATCCCGTGTTTTCTTCACTCGGGATAGCGAGGTCTCCGTCAAGTACCTCAGGGTTAGCCTCGGCCTTCGCGGCCTCCATAGCTTCGTCAACAGGCTGCTCGCCAGCCATGCCGTCCTCAAACGTGACCTTATTGTAGGTACTCATTTACTCCTCCGTGGGGGGTTGGGTTGCGCCCTCTTGCGCCATATCAAGAACTTGAGGGCCGAACTGCTGGACCATGCCAGCCATTTGTGCTTGCTGCTGTGCCGCCTGTAGTTCTTCTTCAGACTTCACTAGACCTTTGATCGGGAGCCCCAACGCCGTTGCGCGGCGAGTCAGGTAGTCTCGAATGTCGATGTACTGCTCAAGGACGGGGGCACCGAAGGTCTGCATCGCACCAGCAATGAAGACATCCAAGCGCGTCAGGTCGTGTCCTCGGCCTAGAGCTTCGATTCCCGTGACCACGGTGGGCTTGACGATCTCATCAGGGATCTCAGGGAGTCGGCCTTGCTCACGCATACGGGACATAACCAGAGTCACCAGAGGTAACTGAAGTTCTTGAGAGAGGAGGCTGTAGGCTCCAGCGAGGTAATCCTCAAGTTCCTGGGCCATGTAGCGGATCTCCTCCGCTGTGACTCGCTCGCCCTTCCGCTGGATACTGGTATTCAGCATGAAGGCGTAGCCAAGACGCTCGGCAATGTTGTTGATCGCCTCGTAGGCAATCCGCATGTCGGACGCTTTGCCGCCCAGAGTCAGGACAGACACATCGTCGGCGCGACCCTCTCGGATTGCACCGTTGGGGGACTCCGCTAGAGTCTTAGCTCGGGTAGGAGACGCAGGGTCAACCAAGAACAAGACCTTGGAAGCTGCCGCAGCAGCCTCGACCATAGCTTGGCTCAGGGCCTCCAGAGAGGTCAGGTCCCCGTACAACTCGGAAGCGTAGCCGTACCCGTAGTCCTGCCCAGTCACGGAGTTCATCCGAAGGGCTAGGTAGGGCAGCGTTCCAGACTGGTAGGAACCCTCGGTCCCCGGCACACGCTCGCCAGCAACTTCCTGCCACGTTTCAAACGTATCGGCATCCTTGCGGTGAACGCATGTGTAGATATCGACCCCCTCAGGGCCTCCGGTAGACTCCGAAGGCAGGGCCGCTCGGATCTCCTCAGGGAGCGCGGCGGGGCTAATGGTCTCTTTGACCACGATGGTCTCAATGTTCCCTTGGTAGTCCCGCTGGAGGACGTAGCGGTCCAGCTTGTAGATCCGCATTCGGCCCTCAGGGGGCAGGAACAGCAGCGCGTTGCCGCAGATCACCAGTTGCTTCAGGGCCTCAAAGACCTCGACCCGTAGGGCCATAGACTCGATCTCGCCGTGAACAGCGTTCTCAATGTCCGCGAGAGAAGCCTCGACTTCCGTGCGTACATCGTCCATCCCCGTTAGTTGCTCCAGAGTGAACGGGTCAACTTGAAGACGGAAGAAGGGCTGGCTCGGGGGCAGCAGGGAAAGGAGGAGCTTGCTGCCTAGATTCGAGACCCCACGGGCTCCAATGGACTGGTAGGGAGTCGCCAGTTTGGAGGCGTGGCTGTGCCCTTCTTCCGTCAACAGGTGGGGGATAGTGACTTTCGCCACATCCCGCCCACGCCTCAGGTAGCTGTCTCGCTTGGTTTCTAGCTTCGTGTACAGACCTGAGGCACTAAAGTAATCCATCTGTTACTGCGGCAGATTGAGGGGGATTAGGAGTTTTGAGAGGGAACCCTTGAAGCCTGAAGAAGTCATCCTGCTCGCGGCAGACGGCGTAGGCTTGATCTTCTTAGTCATGCGCGTGGGGGGTGGCGGCACGGGAGGAGGAGGTGGGGGCATCTCCGGCATTTCAGGCTTACTAGATAGGCACATTAGGGTTTCCCTCGTTCGATCTGGGCTTCAAAGCGGTCAAGTAAAAACTCAATGACGGAGCGTTGCCCTGCGCGATACCAGATTTCTCTGTCGGTCCAGTCGAGACTGGGGTATCGGGCGGGGAACCGCTCGTCTAAGTCTTTCAAAAGGGCCTTAGTGACCCGTGGAAAAGGGGTAGATTCCGTAAGGTCACCGCTATTACCCATTATCTTTCCCCTTATCGTGGATGTAGGCACTCAGAAGGACGGTGTAGTTGACCAGATCCATAAGGGTATCCTGCACCCCCTCGTCCGCAACCTTGAGTTTACCTGCCTTTGCAAACGTACTCAGGCGGGACATCTTGTCGATCATCCGCACCAGGAAACCCTGCTCGGTAGTCATCACGCCCATAGCCTCAACGCGAGCAAAGTTGGCAAACGGACCTGCGTTGCCGCCCGTAGCATAGTCGTGGTTCTTAGCCCTACATATCTTCAGGGCTCTGCTGCACATGGCGGCGTGGTAGGCAAACAGTTCCTTGTCATCCATAGCGTTTGACCTTGTAGGTTCGCGTAGCCACGCCTCAGCATCAGTAGGTGAAATCAAATCAGTCACTTTTGGCCTCCTTCGGTTCCCATAGCTTTACCTTGCTTGTCCGTAAGTTGAAGTCTGAAGCGCGGAGAATACGCGCCACCCGTGCTTGCGTAAGGGCCTCGTTTTCATTGAGCCCCTTGTTCTCGTATGCCTCGACCACTTCGCCCCAGCAGCCAACCTGTAGGATCTTCTCGGCGGTCTTGGGGCCACAGCCGGGAAGCCCTGTGTAGCCATCTGTCGAGTCGCCAGTCAGGACTTGAGTGAAGAACCAGCGGTCTGCCTTCTGCTTTGAGATTTTGTGAACGGTGTCCTCCGAGGGGCGGTAGACATACCCAGGAATCTGGAGAAGATCCTTGTCCTCACTCACGATGATCTTGGTTCCCTTGAGTGTCCGTGAGGTTCCGAGGATGCCTAGAACATCGTCAGCCTCCAGCCTTGGGATCACCCGTGTCGGGTAGGCATTGATGCAGTAGTCCCGCAGTTCCGGCAGGATGGTGGGCTTGCGAGTAGCCTTGCGGTTCCACTTATAGGTAGGCAAGACCTCCTTGCGGAAGTTCTTAGCGTCACTGAAAGCAATCAGTACCTTGTCAGCTTCCAGCCGCTGCTTGAGAGCCACAATCTCTAGGTCAATACGCTGCTTGGCTTCACGCGCATCAGCCGTAAGTGACCACAGGTCTTGGTCGGCATCCCAGCATACAGCGTATTCCACAGCCGCTGCTGTCCGGTAAGCCAGAATATCTCCATCAATCAGTATCGTCTTCGTCATCGTTGTTGAGTTCCTTGATTATCTCGGTTGCGTAGTCTGAGCCATTGACAATAAGAGACAGCACTTTTTGGAGTGGTCCCTCGGCGGCACAGATGTATCGTTCTTTTGGGTTGTTGGTCTTCCGTTCTCCGAAGATGACCAGAGCGGCATAGCGGTCCAGCAACTCGTTGATGAGGACGTTGCTGTCGTATTCGGAGAGGTCGGGGGAGCCCATAGGTGGTGGATGCGTTTCAGGTCTTTCAGTTCGCGTTTGACTTGGAGCCGCATTGCTGACCTTGCGGCGTACCTGTGGCCCTTGAGCAGTAGGTCGGCCTGGTGAGCCTTCTCAACAAGCCAAGGGCGCACACTCTTCACTAAGTCCCGACAGGCATCCCCGTTGACTGCCCATCCCCAGCAGGGGCGGCAGGTTTCGGTTGCGTCTTCTTTCTTAGCAACGGTTCCTCCATAAGTGTCCGCTAGTTGGCATAGGATCTCACGGTAAGTTGAACTTACTTCGACTCGGGGGCCGCTTAGAAAACGGAAGCACCCTTCGCCGTCGAGGAACCCAGCCGCGTATGCGGGATCAATGTGTCTGCCACCAGTTCTTTCCAATACGGGCCTCGCCAGCTAAGGGGATTCGGAAATCAAAAGCCTCACCTGCCTGTTCAATCGACAGGCAAGCGTTTTTCGCTACTTGCGAACTAGTCACCGAACGGCACTCGGTCTGCCACTCGTCATGGACATGGGCGACAATGGCCCAGTCCTCGTTCTTCACGAAGCCATGCTTGGCTTGGAGGTTGCTGAAGATGCAGGTTGCGGTTTTCATCGCGACCGCTCCGGCAGATTGTAGAAGAAGGTTCAGGGCAGAGTGGGGACTCCGGCAATACAACGTGCGTCCGTCTAGTCCCGTCAGGTGGCCCTGAACCTTAGCTTTTTGTTTGACCATCTCGGTCAGTTTTTTGAGGGCGGGGGTCCGATCAAGGAAACGCTTGCGGAGAGCGCGTCCTTCCTTAAGTCCACCGTCAATGATCTCGCCCAGCTTTGCGTCACCCGCCCCGTAGATCAGGGCATAGATCAAAGTCTTGGCTTGGGAGCGGCTGGTCAACCCAGCAGCCTCCATGTTCATCGTATGAATGTCACCGCTAAGGATCTGGTCAGCGTACTTCCCGTCATCCCAGGTATACATATAGTGAGCCAGACAGCGGAGTTCCAAACCTGAGGCATCGCAGCCCACTAGGTCGAACCCGTCAGGGACCGTGAACAACTCGCGGAAAGTCTCCTCTGCCGGGATCTGAGCAAGGTTGGGAGCCCTGTGTGTCATGCGTCCGCTGACTGCGCCGTTGCTGTTGACAGAGCCGTGGATGCGGTTGTCATTTGCGACCTCCCCCAGCAACCCTCGGTTACCTTCGGCCAACTGACCGATGCGCTTTGTCACCAGCAGGTAGTCCTTGAGAACCCTTGCTTCGGGGATCGTCCCCTCTAGGCTAACTAAGACTGTCTCTGAAACCTTCGGTTTACCGTCAGGCGTAAACTCGGTCGGTTTCCAGCCCCGCTCCATGAACCGCTCGGCAATCTGCTTGCGGCTACCAGGGTTGAACTCCTCAACCTTAGGCTTCAGTTTGCGGCCCGTCTTCTCCGAGATACGCTCGGTTACCTTGGTCGGGAAGATTGACTTCATCTCCTCGCGGATACGGTCCCGCTGAGAGCAGAGCCGCGCATACAGCCGCTCGCCCTTGCGGCGGTCAAACAGGAAACCGTAGTGTTCCATGTCGTGCATCAGGGTAAAGATCCGATGCTCCAAGTTGACAGAGCCTTCGTTCAAGTCCTTCTTCTTGCACTCCTGCCAGAACCTGTGGTTGACCTCGACATCGCGCTGGCAGTAGTCCTCAAGCTCGCGGCTCCACCGCTCAAACATGGACTTGTCCTCGACAACGTGAGACCACTTCTTGAAGCCCAAGCGGTCACCCCAAGCACCGAGGGAGTGGGAACCTGACTTCTTCTCAAGGTCGCCCCACTTCTTCTGGTGATCTAGTTCGCGGATGTTCGGCCAGCCAAGGCGCGAGTAGACCAAGGTGTCCTTGATCTCGGCAGAGGTAGTCCAGTCGGGGTACAACTTGCGGATAGCCCACAGGTCGTACCCAATGATGTTGTGGCCGATAAGCACATCAGCCTCAGCCAGCGCCTCTAAGCCTAGAGTGAAGTTACCTTCTTCGGCGTGGTTGTAACGCCGGATCTCTCCGTTCTCGTCCATCGTCACAATGCAATGGATAACGGTTGGGTCGAGACCGTCAGTCTCAATGTCAAAAACTAGATCGCTCACTTTGCTTGCTCCTGCTTTAGTATTACTCGGCCTATCAACTCAGGTATTTGGGGGACAACGGCATTGCCTAGCTGTCTAAGTCTGTCCATCCGGCGGGGAACCCCATTAGCCACTCGACCCACGCTGGGTTTAGACTGCCAGAAGTCTGATAGTTTTCCCTCGCGTGGACCTCGCGACCCAACAGACCGTTCGCTGGGACATTCCTGCAAGCCTTCGCGGAGCCGTCCTTCCAGTCTCGGCTGGTCGGGGTAGGCCAAGAGCCAGATCCTGTCCCTTTGGTGAGGCGCACCAACGGCACTAGCGGGTATGCAATGCCATTCTGCGACATACCCGATCTTGCTGATATCTTGAAGGACCAGGGCAAGCCCTTTAGATCGAAGGGCTGATACATTTTCAACAATCGCCCACGCTGGCCGTACATCTCGGATGAGTCGAAACATCTCTGACCAGAGCCCAGATCTGTCCCCGACGATTCCGGCCTGTCTTCCGGCAAAGCTAATGTCTTGGCAGGGGAATCCTCCACAGATGACTTCGGGTAGGGGAACTCTGTCTGTTTGTAGTTGCTCAAGCGTTAGCTCCTTGATGTCTCCATAGATCGGCACATCCGGCCAATGCTTGCCCAAAACCTTCTGGCACTTTTCATCTTTCTCGCAAAAGGCCACCGTCCGAAAACCCCCGGTGCGCTCTAACCCTAGCGAAAAGCCACCAATGCCTGAGAACAAATCGAGCAGCCCCATCAAAATGGCACCTCCTCAAGTGGCGTAGACTCAAACATGGGCTCAACTGCGTTCAACTTTCCGGTTGCTTCGTCGTAGCGAAGGCAGTCAGCTTCTCCGATCTGACCAGAAAAACGGTTCTTGCCTACCCGCAGTCTCCGCAGGTTCGGCTCGTTGTCGCGGTCGGGAGCCTCCAAGAAGACCACCGAGTTTGCGTAGTGGGCGATGGAGCCAGAGCCGCGCAGGTCGGAGATCGAGATTGCCCCCGACTCTTCGTGCGCTTGGCCCTGAGACTTCCGCAGGTGGGACACTAAGATGATCCCGATGCCCGTGGACTCGACCAAGGCCCGAAGCTGGGCCATCGTTGAGTCGATGAACTGACGCTCCCCACCTTCGGGGGCGTTGGAGATCAGCATGTGCAAGTGGTCGAGGATCACGAACCGACAGCCTTCACTGACCCGCATGTACTTGATGCGCGACAGCAAGCTGGCGATCTTGCTGGACGGGTCGTGCTTCAAGATTACCAGTCGGTCCTTGAAGTGCGTGTCGATCTCGTCGGCCAACTGTTCCGGCGACAGGCCACAGCGGTCAAGATGTAGCGGCTTGTCTAGGGCTTGACCAAGAAGACCGAGGGCCGTCTGGATGGCGCACTCTTCAAGGCCGATGTAGCCAACCTTAGCGTTCTCACTGACCATGTGGTGCGCGAGTCCCCGGCAGAGTTGACTCTTGCCCATACCAGTACCGCTGGAGATCACGGTGATCTCGCCTTCGCGGCAACCCCTTAGCAGTTCCTGGATCTTCGGGTAGGGCCAAGTCACTGAGGGAACCTCGACCTCGTTGGTCAGCAAGTCTCTCAGGTCATCTGTGGTCAAGATGCCGTCCGGTCGGTAGGTCTTAGCCTCCCACCAAGCGTTCGTTAGTTCTTCGTAGAGCCCTTTTTCCACCGCCTCGCCAACGTCCTTACAGCCGTTCGGGGGCAGCGCAATCTTCGCCTTACCAGGAGTAAGCAGAGAGGCGCATTCAATAGCGGCGGCTCTGCCGGGAGCGTCCGCGTCAAAGAAGAAGATGACGGACTCATAGGTCTCCAGCATCTCGATGTTCTTTGCCACTACCTTCTTTGCGGACTGAGCCCCGTTTGGCAGAGAGACACATGGCCGCTTCCCGCCTAGAGTTTGATCCAAAGCTAGGGTGTCGATCTCGCCTTCACAGATAGTCAGGACGCGCCCACGGTCGTTGCGGAATCGGTGAGCTTGCCAAAGCCCCATTGCCTGAGCGTTGCCTTTGATCTCAAACTTCTTGTCGGGGTAGCGCACCTTCTGGGCAACAAGTACCCCCGTGTCATCGCAGTAGTCTGCAACTTGAACAGGCTGGCCCTTGCTCTCCCCCACGCCGTACCCTGCTCTCGCGCAAGTGGCTCGGCTGATACGGCGCACTCCCAGTTCGGTCGGGCTGTGTTGTATAAAATCACCAGACATCCAGTTTACCTCCTTGACCGCTTCGTGTCCGTCAGGCCAGAAGGTCGCGCCACACACAAAGCAGAACTTGTGGTGGACCTCTTGCGTGTCTGTGTCACCGTAGACGGCTCGCCCGTCTGAACTTCCGCATGAACATTCCTCATGCCTTAGAAACGAGTTGGTATCGTGCATAGCGCCTTCCGTTTATATCTTGTTTGATTTTAGTTTCGATTTTGTGCCCTCGGTTCCGAAGGTCATTGATCCGTGCGGCCAAGCGGAAGCAGCCAGCTACGGTCAAAGCCTCGACGGGCGAGATGGATTCGTGTTGCTCTAGGTAGTTCAGGATTGTGTCACTCTGGGTCATTGCGTTGCTCCATGTAGATTTCGATTTGGCCTTCTTCCTCTGGCTTTGCCCACGCTTTGACTGCGGTAAGCAGGACTACCTGGTAGTCATCGACAAAGAGCTTTCCGTTGAGGCTGTCCAGAATAGCTTTGCTGTAGTTGTCGATGTCAGGCTTGGGGTACTGGAGAGATGTCTTCTTGGGGCGCTTGACTAGGAACACAATGCTCACATCAATAGGCCCAGCAATAGGACACCCCTCCAACCCTTGGCGTTCAATCTCTGCCTCAATCACAGGCTTCGCCTCGCGGCGGAAGTTGGCGTAGGTCTTCTGGTAGAAGACATGGCCCGTGCGAGTGACTCGGGGTCGGCTCGCGGGAACTGGATTGATAGGCAGGATTAGCCGCATCTTAGAAGTCGGCGGCTCCCATCAGATCCTCGGTGCCCGTAGCCTCGTCGGAGAAGCCTTCGGTAGCGGCGAATCCAAAGTCACCCGCGCCACCGCGCTCAACCAAGTCGATCACCTGAACAGCCTTGCACCAAAGGGTAACTCCGGTGTCGCCAGCAGGGGTGCAGTAGAAGTTGGCCTCTACAGAGATGCGAGCCTTGGTGCCGCCACCGACAGATACCGTGGTGGGCTTGAGGCTCGCGTCAAGAATCGCTGGACGTTGCTCCCAGGAATCCCCGGTGCGCGTCACAACTTTAGCCTTCAGCTTGAACTTGACGATGAACTCGCCCTCACTCTCCTCGTCTTCAGACCAAGGAAGCGGGTTCTGGTTGAGCTTCTTCTTGCCGCGCTGGCTGCACTCTTGCTGGTACTGCTCGTCACGGAAGGTAGCAACCTTGTCCATGAACTCCTGAGCGTCCGCGCCGGAGACGCGCATCTTCGTGTGGTAAATACCCATTGCGTCAAACTCGCGGTCAGGCTCGTTCAAGTGGGGGTAGATGAGGATGCCCGGAGGCGTGACAGCTTTGAGTCGTTTTGCTTTCATATTTAGTTTTCCGTTAGTTGAAAAAGTAGGTGCTGTTGATGACACAGCGGGGATCGAGGTCGCCGTACTCAGGCAGGGGTGGAAGCTCCACTCCAGCCGGAAGGTAAGACTGAACCTCCTTGGCGAACTCCTCCAAGAGATCGAAGGAGAACATTTCGGCGTACGAGGCGCGGAGGGCTCCGGCCAGCGTTGCGCTGTCGGCAGCTAGTGTACCAAACGAGTCATGGACCATAGCGAAGTCTTTGACCCCGATTTCTAGCGCGGTGTTTACAGTCACGAACATGGCCGAACTGTCCAGCGAGTGGATGAAGTTGGGGGTCAGCGCGTTCGTTGACTTGCGGCGGTCGAGCTTGTTCGTGGCAATACGCAGAGAGTGTGTCCTGATCTTCTCCCCAATGCGTGTCTTGACCGCTGCGGACTTCCATTTGGTGTAGAACTGCTTGACGGGTAGCCCAATGGGTGTAGTCCAGCGGATAGGTAGATCATGCTCGCAGCAAATCTTTCCCACTTCTTGGAACCAAGCCATTGAAGCCATCGGGCCAGACAGCAGCGAGGCCATCGCCTCACGAATCTTGTTCGACAGCAACATGCAGGGTTGCCAAGTGTTGAAGAGGGGATACTTGTTGCCCGTCTTCGCCGCCTTTGCCTGATACCAAGCGCGGGTGTACTCGAACATGGCGTGGGGAGTCCCCCCGTAGACCGACACCATCGTCTGCCTTTTAGTAGTCGTGCGGTCGATGCCAAAGTCCAGCCACCACTTAGCCATCTCGCTGCCGTCTTCCTCCAGAAGCTCGCAGGTTCGCTGGGCCACAGCACCATAGAGGTCTTGCGGCTGCTCCGAGTCTATGCAGTTGGTCGCTATGGCTCCGCTGACGTTGCGCGTGAGCAGACTTAGGATTTGCAATCCCGATTGCGTTGCGTCTTGCGGGATGGGCATACGGCTGATGAAGTTCTTTGGGTCCGCAACATAGCCAGCCCACTCGTAAGCTCCAGCCAAGGCCGTCCACGGACACGCAGCATCCTGCCACTCCTTGTTTTCATACGGGTCTTTTGCAATCCGTAGCAGCATGTCCTGGTTCTCTTCAATCCAGATCACACGGTCATCTAAAGACTTCTTGTCGTAGCCGAACGCATTAGCGATGCCGATTGCCAACCAAGCAGCAGCCACCTCGTCCTCAATGGGCTTGCCGCGCTCAAATAAGAGGAGCCCTCGGCAGATCGAAGGCCCTTGCGGGTGCAGCCCAAGAGACACAGGGTACTGACGGCCACGAAAGTCGCACTGGCTGGTAAACCACAGCGGCTGCTCGCGGTACTTGTTGGCAATCCAAAGGACTTTAGACAGCATGATGCGCTCGCTGCGGGAGGCTGCGTTAGCCTCTCTGACAGCGGCGGCTGCTCGGCGGTACTTCTTGCGGACATCCTCGTCCTCCCCGATGTTCTCCGGTTTCGGGGGAAGCGGTAAGTCCTCGCGGCTAGGCAGACCCGCAGTCTCTATCGAGTTTTCCCAGAAGTGTCGGAAGACCTCCAAGACGGGCTCATTGATGCGGAAAGGGGTCGCTTGGATTCCGTTGACAGCCTTGAGGAAGTGAGTCAGATCGGCTTCTGCCAGTTCCTCTAGGTACTGACGGTCCCAGGTCTTGATAAGGATGCGCTTGTGCAGGTCGCGGGTATGGAAGCCACCCTCGGTGACCGAGACCCACGGCTTGGGCTCCATCACGCAAGGCAGATAGCAAGGCGCAAGAAGCTCGTCCCGGTCGTGGGACTCCATGAGCATCTTGTGGCAGTTGTGGGTCGCGTGTAGTTCCGTGCGAGTCTTGCCAAAGATTGTCGTGCGGTTGACGATCTCAACCAGTTGGGTGACGTTGGCGAACAACTCCACCAACACCACGCCCACGTTTAGTTTGTCCTTCTGCGGCCAAGGAGTGAAGCCATGCTCCACCTCCTTCATCGCTGACATGATGTGTCGGCGTTTCGTGCCGTAACTATTCCAGTCTTTAGTGCGCTGGTATAGCTCGCGCCATAGACCTGGATCGGATTCCTTGACGGCACTGTAGCGCACCTCGTCCTCCAGTCGGGCCGAGACCGTCATGGAGGCGCGGGTGAATAACTTGGCCTGAGCTACGCCGTCCAAGATCGCCCGTGCCGCAAGGGCCGCAATGATCTTGTCGGGCAGGAGGTCAAGGTAGTCGATAGCGCGGTGCCTACGCCCCGGCTTCTTTTTCGCCTGTCGTTTCCATGCAGCAATCTCGTCCGCGAAAGGCTCTAGGTAATGGGCAAGAAGGCGGCGACCAACTGGCAGAGTGGTTTCTAGGTTCTTGTCTCGCGCCTTAGCGAGTTTCGTGCGGTAGCGAGAGACCCCAAGACTGGTCATCTCCCGCTCCACATCACTTTGTCCGAGGCTCATACACTACTCCTCGGCTGTCCACCGATGTAACTTGACTGGAAACTAGATCCAGTAGTGTATGTAGATTGTAACGTTTTCACTAGCCCAGCACCTCGGCAACATTCTCCAGGTCACGGCCAGCCACCTTGATATAGATGTCGGTCGTGGCCTCATTACGGTGGCCCAGCCAAGTCGAGATGTGGCTCTTGTGGACGTTGGCTTGGGCTAGTCGTGTGCCCACCCCGTGACGCAGCGAGTGAGGGACAAACTCTTTGTCATCCGCTAGGCCCATGTCGCCCTTGACCGTGCGCCAGACGCGATTCAGGTGCGTCTGCGAGACATCAGGGAACAGCTTGGCCGTGCGGCGACCTAAGCGAGACTCGATAACCTCTTGGACACGCGGGGTCATGGTCAGGGTCCGCTCGTTGCCGCCCTTCATCACTTCAAGCTCGATCTTTGAGCCTACCACTTTGCTTGCGGGGAGACTCAGAAGCTCGCCCGTCCGCATCCCGGTCCCCGCCAGCACCTCGACAAAATCGGCCAGAGAATGATTGCCACGCTCGCGCATCCGGCGAGCCATCTCTTGGCCCTCCTCTTTGGTCGCATAGCGCATCCTCCGGTCAGTCCTTGGGTCTTCGGGGATCATGGGGATGTGCGGCAGCGAAGAGATCCAGCCGAGGCGTAAGGCTTGCCGCAAGATTACCGACAATGTGGTCAGCTTGCGGTTGACCGTCTTGTAACTGCGGCCCTGACTGATGGCTTGCTTGGCTACCACAATGTCATCCGTGGTCAACGCCACCAGCAGAGTCTCTGGACCTAGCAAGTCCAACCACTCGACCGCGCTGGCCCATTGGTTCTTGATGCCCTTCTCGCTCTTGCAGGTAAGCTCCCAGCGTTCCCGCAAGGTGTACTCGGCGGCTTCCTTGAGTGTCTTGGGAGTCCTCCGCAAGACTTCCTCGGGCTTGGCAACCTGCCGTCCCGCAAGGATATCGCTGAGGGCCGCATGGCCCCACTTCTCTGCCTCCTCGTAACTGGGCAGGGTGCGGCGTTGCCTGACAGACTTACCGTCTGGTGCAAGGGCTCGGACGTAAGCCTCAAAGCCTCGTCCTCTTGAGTTGATTGTCATTCCCATTAGATCCTCCTTTGGTTGGGTTGAGAGTGTGAGAGATTAGATCGGCCAAGTCTTGGCCTTTAGTTATTAGTCCGACGAGTTGCTTTCTCAGGTCTGTCTGGTCTACCCAATGAAAAGGGCCAGCGACCCCCGAAAGAGACGCTGGCCCAGGTTTCTCACAACCTACCACAACGGTCCTTACTCTTAGTCTCAGGGTCTAAGTGCAGGGTCACCATCAGGGATACGAATATTATACCGTGTAAAATGCAGACAGCGGACAGAAACTCTAAGGCAGTCATAGTGTTTTCCCCTTGGGAGAGAGGGCGGACGCGGGTGGCGTGGGGAGCGGCATCCACCCTAGCGCAGACCGCCGAAGTGACCGAGGGACGGACGAACTCTGAACTAAGGTGCAGCCTACCTCAGAATAGAGCAATACCCGCTCATCCGTGTCGGGCATCGCATCCATCGGTTGCCACTCGACTCTTGCCCGTAGGGCGGCAAGCTCGCGCTCGTACTCGTCGGCAGACTTCTTGGGGGGCAGGTGCTTGGGGTTTGGTTTATGTGTCATCGTCCGGCCCCCTCGCAGTCCTCGCAGACCCATAGGTCGCGTGTTGGACCACAACAGCACTCCTCTGTGCTGCTGCCGCAACGCCGACAGCCAGACCCCTTACCATCGCACCCGTAACACTCCAGGTTATCCGGCTCGTCGGGAGGTGTGGTCTTCCAGACATCGTAGCGGCTCATAGGTTGGCCTCCCCAAAGTCCAGCACAGAACGCCGAGGGGCGTAAGTGTCGAGGATAGCGCGGACAATCTGGGCGCAATCGTCGTACTGCCCTTGGTCCTCAAAATATAAGATGAGCTTGGCCCATGGGGCACCGACAGGGTTAGCGTGGGGATTGGTAAGGATGTAGGCGCGAGCCTCGTCCTCCCCCTCTGGCGAGTAGAGATAGTGCGCCTCCAAGTCGGATAGGGCGACGATGGTTTTCTCGCTTAGGATCATCGGTCATCCTCCCGAAGCTCGTACTCCAAGAAGACAGGCTCGTCGGCGTTCCCCGGCTTCAGGACGCACCGGATGACCTCATTGTGGACCGTCAGAAAGTGCAGCACAGGCCAGCCTCGGCGGCTGGTGACCTTGAGCAGCCCCCCGTCGATGATCCCGTCAAAGGCGGCGACAATGGCAGGGCGGCGGTTAGTGGGCGAGCCGCTGTCGGCCAGCATCTTATCGGTTTCGTGGCCGCGTGGCGTTGCGGCCTCGATTGGAAGAGCCCTCATAGTTGCACCTCGGATGCCTCTAGGAGTGCGGTGACCTCTTCGACCACGATATCGTAGGTGCTACGCAGAGTCGCCTTAGTGCGGCAACCGGGAGCCCCTAGGTGGATGATCGCGTTGTGATCGGGGTCCAGCATACGCTCATCGTCGGACACCAGGTAATGAATGAGGTCATCGACGGATAGCTGCGGGTCTTCGGTGAGCTGACCTAGGATCGAGTCGGTGATTGTCGAGGCGACCTCGTGGAAGTATTCACGGGCAGCGTGAAGGGCGATGGATGCGTTGGGGGATTGTGAGTGATTCATGGGTTTACTTTAGGTGTTGTGAGTGGCTTTGCCGGGTGCCTTGCTCCATCAGACAGGAGCCCCGCCAGTTACGGTAACTAGTGCCGGGAGCTTTCGGTGCCCCCGTTACCGTTAGGTTACTGGCCTTTCAAAAGCTCCAAAAGTTCGGCATCAGAAAGCGTATCCAGAAAGGGGTCGAGTGGATCAAGTATTTCTAAGACTTCAATCAGGGTGCTATTCGGTATATCGGGCAACTCGCGCAAGATAGCCGAGGCTATGCGGTCGAGGGTAATAGTTTCCATGAGTTTCTTGTGGTTAGAGTGAGAGATGGCCTTGCCGGGTGCCGCGCTCCATCCTTGCAGGAGCCCCGCTAGCTACGATAGCTAGTGCCGGGAGCTTGACGGTGCCCCCGTTACCGTAGGTTAGCTGTGCGTCTTGGGATTGCGGCGGTAGCCTACGGCATCCGCTATGGCTATCATGGCCTCGCGTACTGCCTCCATGCCCACGCCGGAGACCTCGCGTGATAGCCTTATTCCTGCGTCATTTAGTGCCGCCTCGAATGCTGCGCTTTGTTTGCAGTAGCCCCCTCCTCCGGCGTATGCTTCGCCGTGGTGGTGGGTGTTGTCTTTGCGGTAGATTTGGACGGCGCAATAAACACGCTCGGCGTTTGCGCTTTTGCCCATGTACCAGGTGGCGCGGATTGGGACTTTGAAGCCTTCGCTCGTGCCGTCTCGGTATTCTCCCATCTGCTGATGCCGTGCCGCGTCAAATACGGTTATGGCCCTGCGTCCGATTACCTCCTTCGATGCTAGGGCTAGGGTGCTGCCGTCTGTGCTTGCTGGCGGTAGGGATACACGCTGGCGGTATCGGCGCAAGTCGTGCAGGGTTTCTCTTCCTTCCGGGGTTGACCGATAGACCTCACCTTCGGGGCCTTGAATGGACTCGATCAAGCCTCTTCTGCTCAAGGCTTCAAGCGTGGTTTTGGGCGCGTGGTAGGTTGAAAAGCACGAGTTCCAATCGTTTACGATTTTGGTTAGCGTGTCGTGTTGTGTGGGTGAGAGTTTCATAGTGTCGTTGTGGTTAGAGTGTCGTGAGAGTTGGCCTTGCCGGGTGCCGCGCTCCATCAAACAGGAGCCCCGCTAGCTACGATAGCTAGTGCCGGGAGCTTTCGGTGCCCCCGTTACCGTTAGGCTACTGGCCTTCCAAGTACAAGCTAGGCGTGATAACCACAGGCTCACCGTCAATGGTAGCGTGATACTCGCCGTCAAGCCACGAACCCGAATCAGAGTCTAGCGCGTTTTCGAGTTCACTAGACGGGCAAGCCGAATAACCTGCGCTAAATCTTCCGTCTTCGTCTAGGTTTTCTCCATCGGGCGAGTACACAGCAAACCCAAGTTTCCATTCTAGAAAACCGCACTCGGCAAGGTTAGACGCACGGTATATTTGCGGTCCCCCATAGTTGCCCCGCGCATCGCCGCCACGGTGGAGGCATACGGCAACGATTAGATCTTCGTCGCTCCAAATCCAGTCCGCGCTATCCTCGGGACCAAATACCGTAAAAGTGAAAATGGCGGAGAAATCTTGCTCGTTATTATAAACGTTGTCCCGGTGTAGCTCGACATATCCAGGGCATCCGGCGGCGGCGGGGATTTCCGGGTCGTTATCCCAATCCAAGGGAATATCTAAGTCAAGCTCGGGTCCAAGGGTTGTGGCGAGAAAGGCATCGGTGTCGATAGCTGCATCGCAAAGATACGGGGAGTGATCTGCCGGAGAAATGATAGTTTCCATGAGTGTCGTTGTGGTTAGGTGTTGTGAGAGTTGGCCTTGTCGGGTGCCTTGCCCCATCCTTGCAGGAGCCCCGCTAGCTACGATAGCTAGTGCCGGGAGCTTTCGGTGCCCCCGTTACCGTAGGTTAGATTAGAAAAGTGGGGAGGAGTAGCGCGGCGGCGAATAAAAGGGATTCGAGGGCGCGTAGGGTTAGCTGGCGGTTTCCTTTGGGGTCCATGCTAGACTTCCTCCACAATGACCGATTGTTCGATTTCTTCGATGTCTTGAAGGCCATATCCGGTGGCGGCTTCCAGGTGGTTGGAGATGTCTTGTAGTCCATCTTGGATGGCGTCTAAGAGTGCGGACGCGTCCGGTGCCGAGACGGTGAAGGTTACTTGGTGCTGCATAGTGTCCTTGTGGTTAGAGTGTCGTGAGATGGCCTTGTCGGGTGCCTTGCTCCATCAAACAGGAGCCCCGCTAGCTACGATAGCTAGTGCCGGGAGCTTGGCGGTGCCCCCGTTACCGTTAGGTTAGACTTCCTCCTTGGGGCAGATGGTTAGTTTGATCCCCCATCTGCTGCCATAGACGGTGACGCAAAAGTGGGTAGCGGTCCCCATAAAATCGGTTACCCACTTGCCGCACAAGTCGAGGATAGGACGTTCCGGAGTCCCGGCGATCTTATGCTTTCGGCCATCGGCGGGGACGGTGGACAAGGTGATTTGCCCATCGGTCCTTGTGCGGTATAAAACGGTGCCTCGAGCGAATCCGGCGGATGATAGGCGGTTACCCTCGATCCAAATACGGCGGTTGCCCTTGTTTAGGCCTGATTTGAGTATATGTTGCATAGCGTTGTGGTTAGGTGTCGTGAGAATGGCAAGCTGACTCGCTTGCCTTGCCCCTATACTAACGGTCGCCCCGCGTATCCTGCGCCCCTTTTCTCGGGTTTACTTGCGGTGGCTTGGCGTTATCGCGTGTAACTCTGGGTGGCCAAGGGACTTAGGTTGCCTCGGGTTTCCGGCTCACCGAACAAAAAGCCCCGAAGAAAGCCGGGCAGGCTCTCTCGAGGCATTGTGCAAGCTGGCGAGTCTAGGACCCCCCCCCTAGGTAGCAGGTTGAACACCTGCAACCATTGGAGGTGGAGAGCCCCTTGGGCCGGGACACTAGGTCAGCTTGTGGATACGGTGTGGACCGATGGCCGACAGCGGGGCCGAGGGAAGGGCAAGGGGGGGACCGCGCGCGGCGCTCTATACGTTACCCACTCACATTTTTAGACCATTTTTCAGTCACCCAGAGTAACCAGCGGTTTCCTGGAGACAACCACGGCCTTGGGTATGCAGTTGACATTGCCAACTTGCAGTTCCCCGCCGACTTCCAGAGTCCCTGCGATGACCAGAAACTCCGAGGTCTCTTTCAGTACCCAGCCAGTGGTAGCCATCAGTGTTGGCTCAAGAGACTCAAGGTCATCTCTGGACAACCAAGCGGAGTCTACGCCCACAATGTCTAACCATTCGATCAGCACGGGGACCAGGGGAGAGTCGGAGTCATCATACTGCGGGCCTAGAGTCATCATAGGGTTACTTGAGGTTACTGGGAGTGGACTTTAGACACGGATGTAGCTCCCCCTCCCCTCACCTTAGGTCTACTTTAGGTTACCTATAGGTTGACTATAAGTATCTTAGTAGAGGGGGCTGCTGCCCCCCTTCTCTTCTCTAGTCCTTCTCTGTCCGGAGGATGACTCTTAGTAACTCTAGGGTCTTTCTTCCGTATGGTCTGCGCTTTAGGTAAGTCCTTGCTGGCTAACTCTTTACGTTAGACCTCCATTTGACCTGTCTTACCCCCGTTTACAAGGTCCCTAGGGTGCCTTTCCCTCTAAGGTGTCTAGGAGCCCGTGTAACGCACGGAAACTCTAAGTAGACTCAGAGGACCAAAGATAACTTTGAGTCTCTTAGCGGCTCTCTCAGGGGCCTCTACAGGTTCATCCAGACTGGACCTGAGTTACGGGTCTTCCCTAGGGCTCCTGCTAGGAACTTCTCCATCTCAGCGTCTATCTTAGAGTCCTTGTGGTCTTGCATCTGTCTGTCGGTGTCTCTAGCTAGTGCATCAACGTGCCATTGGACAGCCATAGCCAGCGCATCCAGTCGGTCATCGTGCCTCAGGGCTCCTCTAAGTCGCGTGACTCGGGACATCTGGTACATCAGTTGGTACTTGATGGCCTGATCCGCTGGTAGATCCTGGGTTGACTTGAAGTCTTCCTCGATGACCTTGCGTCCGATGCACAGCTTGTGGCTGTTCATGACTGGCTCTAGGACATCACAGATCCTGCGCTCCTTTTGGATGTTATGCCGGACCTCTTCAACGCGACACGGGTAGACCTTGTGGAGAACCGGGGTCACCAGGGAGGTAAACATACCGTCACCCATGTTTGACTCGACGATTACGCCGCTGACCTGCTGTCTCTTAGCGATGACTGACAGTTTCTCTAGGACCTCGGGTCCGTAGCCGCCTTTCAGGCCCCCGCACTCATGGACATACAGTTGACCTCCGTAGGACTTCACCACCGCATAGGAGGTCTCGTCCGCGCCTCTACCGGACGGGTCAATAGACAGGACAGAAGCCTGATAGGGGACCATATCCCCCAGAATCTTCAGGGGTCTGTAGTAACGGTCCCCGTTGTACCCCACGCAATGCAGGTCTCTCCAGGAGAACTCGGGGTCATTGGACCACACAAGCTTCTCTGGGCAGACCTCGGGGTCAAGGTCCATGACCAGCAGGTCGTTGATCTTCAGCGGGTAGCGGTCGGTGTCCGCAAGGGACTGGTCAAGCTGGAACTGGAGGGCGAACAACGAGCGACCATAGGACAACTCTCGTTCCGCTAGTTCCAACTCCCCGAACCGCATGGGGTCCGTGGGTTTACCTGCCTCCTCGGCTATCTCACGGATCATGGGAGCCAGAGACTCCCCGTAACCCTTGGTCTCTCGGGAGTCCGGCACTCGGCTGGGCCAAATGCGGGTGCTGTACCCACGGTCTTCCAGACACTTGTAGACCGACTCTTGGGTCTGAGGTGTCCCTAGGAAGATGATCTTGGAGTGGTCCCCCGGCTTGATGATGGCATCGTATTCCTTGATGGTCTCAGACAGTTTCTCCCGCATGTTCTGGGTCTGGCTGTTGTTCCAAGACTCAATGTCATCCGCAATCAGGTAGTCCGCTCGGGAGCCCGTCAGGGCCGACGAGAAGACACCACAGGACTTCACAGAGGGACTGTGGGATGCAGGGGCTGGCCCGACATCAAAGGACACCTTGGAGGCTCTGCCAGTCTCGCTGGGCAGCAAGTGGTTCAGGAACGGTAGCTCCCGCATCAACTGCAAGGTGAACGTAGAGAAGTCATCGGCTCGACTCTTAGATGCCGAGACCACCAGGAAGTTCAAAGAGGGATCGAGCAGTAACTTCCATACAACGAACGCTGAAGTGATGTATGACTTCCCTACACCGCGAAATGCCTGGATACAGGCTCGCCGTGGGCCGGAGTCCAAGTACCTAGCAATGTCATACTGAACGGGGGTCGGAGCGGGCAGCCCCAACCCCTGTGTCCACGCAACGTACAGGAAGTTTAGAAAGCCGTTCTCCCCCGTCAACCTGGGGTCAACCGGGGGTAACTCGGGCTTCTTAGTCGCCACTATTTACCTTTTTTCTTCTTTTTCTTTCTGGTGGGGATAGACAGTCTGCCGCCGAGACCTGCGGAAGTTTTGTTGTAGGCTTTAGTCACTTTGTACGGGACCTCTTTGATGGAAGGGGGCGGGGTTGATGCCTGACCTGTGGTTTTAGTTTTTGCCGCAGGGGTAGAAGGACCTAAAGAAAGGTTTCCGATCTTGACAGAATAGGTCGTAGGACGGTGCCCCTTACGGGACCGGGGGGGTGTGGGTGCGCCTCTTGGCATAGGAACCTCTACTGGGCTTGGGAAATGGGTGCTTCGGGGTCTTCAAATGGCATTACAACAGCCAACTGAGTCATGGGGTTTCCCTCTTGGGGAGACTGGTCGATGCCGTTGTCTTTGAGTAACTGGCGGGCAACCGAAAGCTCGGAGGCTGTTGCCTCGCCGCTCTTTACTCGGTCAAGCAGGAGTTCAATCGAGGCAACGTGGAGTTCTTGGAGTAGTGCTTCTATATCCATTACTCGATAAACCAGACCTTGAAGGTGTTAGCCCCGGTTCCTCCTGCGGCGACTACCTTGATTCTCATTAGGGGAAAAATGGGAACCTCGCTGAGAAAACCAGTAGTAGTAAGATCCTCTGCCACTGTCTGGTCGCGCCCGTGACGCGCACCTATCAGTGACCAAGGGGCCTCTTCGCTTGCGCGTCCGTATACTCTAGCCGTGATGTCTCCAGCAGCCTCCTCAACTTGGAGGATTCCCGTTTCGTCGCGGCGGCGCTGACAGGCAAAAGTTGTCTCGTAGTCACCATTGTCGGCATTGGTTTCTGAAAGTCGTAAGTTCATTTTTGGACTCCAATCCAGTTCATCAGTTGTGAAGACATCGCTCCCAGAACAGCAGCCGCACCGAGTAGCCAACTTCGGCTACCCTCAAGAGTGCGGAGACGTTTTTCTAGGCGACCTATAGATTCATCTTGGGAACGCTGGACGCTGATGAGCGCGTCTACCTTCCCTTCTAGACGGCCCAGCGCAAGCATAAGGCCGTTGTTGTTGTTGCCGCTTACCATCGAAGGACCACCCCGCTAACTCGAATCTCCTTAGTATTCAGAGTCTTCACGCGGTACTTCATGCTGGTCCCGCTGGGTTGACCGCTGATGTCTGCGGAGCCTTCGTACAGCGTAAAGCCGCCGTTGACCGCTCCAGCAGCCAGCGTCACCGCAGTCCAAGTCGTGCCGCCATCTCGGGAGATTTCTGCGGTCAGGTCTGTGTTGACTGTCGCGCTATCGACAAACTCAGCTTGAACCGAAATCCGGCCCGTGGACGGAGCGGTAGAAGCGGTCAACCCAGAGTTGATCAGGGTCATGTCGGTCGAACTGTGATAATAATCGTTAGCAGCGTCATAAGTCTCGTTGGTACTTGTAGCACCTAGAGTGTCTGAGCTAAAAGCATCTGCCTGTCCTTCCGAAAAGTTTAGCGCAGCACCCTTTAGGTCAGCCAGTTCCAGCATCATTGCGCGGCCATCGGCAAGAGTCAGAAAGTTACCGCCAATGGCAAGGTTGGACCTTGCGTTCGATGCGCGGCTAGTAAGTTCACTAAGGTCGTTGGCAGCAACCAAGAGACCGCTGGTCATAGCGGCAGATATTCGAGTAGTCATGGTGGGGGGCCTGGGCTATGAAGTTATGTATGTGAGGTAGATCGTCAAGCTTCCAGTCAGCCGGAGCCCATCGGCACCGCTGTAACCTATAGAACTGTACATGCTCAACCTGAACCCTGAAGCCATCTGAGACCCTGGAATACTAGTCGTTAGATACTGCCAAGGCGGCTGGGAGAGGGTTGGGATACTGAAAGTTGCGAAGTAGCTCGATTCGGGAAAGAAACTTGCGGAGGACTGATTGCCAGTGATGTTAGGATAGAACTTTAGGTACGCATGCCCATTATCGTTTGAGCCGGAGAGCCCCGCCGACCCCGTGAACGGGTCACCGTCCGCGACAACAAAGACTCCAGTTACCAGAGCTATGTCAGAGGGAAGCCCAGTAACGGTCGTTAGGGTGGTAGTTGTATCTTTGGGGATTTGAAAGTTAGAGAAGGCAATAGCTCCCGAACTCCAAGTCTTTGTGCCTCCTGCAAGGTTATCAACGTACTGCTTGGTAACTGCATCTGTTGAAGCCGAGGGAGTCAGCAGGTTCTTGATCTGGTAGTTGTCCGTCCCGTCTCCCATCTGAACATGGTCGGTTGCAGTTCCCATGTCGCTAATAGGCAGGGACGCAACAGCGTTGCTCAGGTTCGGGATCTCGGTGCCCAACAGAGGACCCACAGTCAGGTCTCCCGTGCTGGCAACCCGCAAGACATAAGGAGCGGTTCCTGAGTAGACTCCGCTGTAAAAGTCGGTGCCTTTCAGTTCGCTAAAGGTGATCGAGTCCGCAGCAACAGCATCCCCGGTCACCGAGTCAGTAGACAGTTTCGC